ACTCTTCTTTCTGTTTCTGCTGATCTAAGCAAATTTCTGCGTACTTATCAGGATCATACACCCATGTGCTGTTATCACTGTCCCAATAACAGGAGCGAGCTTTGTTGATATCCTGATATGGTGGAAGTTCCTCAGTTGTAATATTTCCTTCCACCACCCCATAGGAATAAAAATAACTTCGTTGACGTGTTTCATCATCCGTAATAATTACTTGATACATAAAAATCTCCTTTCTAACCGCACATATATTTTCTGTGCGAATATTTAACAGTATCTGTAGCTAATGAGCAATAGATCAATGTTGTGTCTATCTTTGTATGTCCTAAAACTGCCTTTACTTCTTCTATCGGCATACCTTTTCTAAGAAGATTAGTAGCCAATGTTCTTCTGAATCGATGCGCATGAACATTATCTACTCCTGCACGTTCACCGATTTCTTTTAAAATCTCTCTTATTATTGTCTTGTATATTCTTACTGGTTCTATTGCAGTAAACAACGCGGGGCAATCATCTTCTCTGGTTTTTAGATATTTTATAAGCGCTAACTGTGCTACAGGGGTTAGATAAACTTCACGTTCTTTAGCGCCTTTTCCCATAACTATAGCTTTTCTCTCCCTGAAATTTATATCCGATATATTCAGTGAAATTAACTCGCTGATACGAACTCCGGTAGAGTATAAGAACTCTATCAAAGCACGTTCCTTTACATTGTTGCAGTTCTCCCTTAGTAGCTCCAATTCTTCATCTGTAAATGGCTTTTTTATCTTCTTTTCATATTTGATGCTGCCCATAGCCGCTATAGGATTCTTACGAATATATCCCTTAACATGCATCCACGTGAAGAATGAGCTGAAACAAAGTCTTTTGTTGTCAATGTATCTGTTAGATGCACCTTTCTTCATTTGGAACCTTGTCAAATATAGTAATATATCATCTTCTGTAATATCTGCTACTGGCTTATTCAACTCTATGAGAAGTGCTTTTAACTGCCACTTATACTGGTCAATTGTCTTTTGTGACCTGCCCTGTGTCTTTTTGGTAAGAAGAAACATATTAAGGTATGTTTGCCACTCATCATTGATTACCTGCACTTCCGTGCATTTTGGTGTCACCTCATAATCACATAGTACCATATACATTCTCTGTTTCAGCACCACAAGCTGTTCATCATCAATTACACCTGTCATTTGCATAAGTATCTTATCAACAAATTCTCCTACCATAACTATTCCTCCGACTTTTGGTTTACATAATATTTCCTTTTGTACACATTATATGTACTATAGGAAATATTGTCAAGGAAATATTTACACTTGGAAATAAATATTGTTGCATTGTAAATACTATGTGATATATAATACACGTCAAGGAGGTGTTGTTATGGTAAGCTATAAACCTTTAATGGTTACTCTTGCCAGTCTTGGAATGACTAAGACAGAGCTAAGAGAAAAAGCAGGATTCTCCACTAAGACTCTTGCAAAGCTATCCAAAAATGAGCCTGTCACGTTGGATATAATTGAAAAAATATGCAAGTGTCTTGGATGTAGGATTGAACAGGTGGTTGATTTTATTGATTGAGAGAGGATGAAACTTCTCTCTTTTTTTGTATATTGCTCGACCTGAGTAGTAATTTAAGTAAACAAATTTCGTTTAAAAAACTACATTCATCTGCACAAGATAGTGGTATAACCAACGTGTCGGTATCTGGATATAGTCAATATCTATTAGTAATGTGCTATGGTTCCAATAATGATAATCCACTAGATTGGGGATGTTCTACCAGTAGAGGTACTACAGTACAATTAGGTCAACAAAGAAGTAGCAGAACAAGCGTCGCAGGTGCTTGTTCTGCATATATAATTAATGTTGGTGATAAGAATAGTGTAAATATATCTTGCAGATATCATAACAATGGTGCAACTATGATATTTGGAATTGAATAAGCAACATGATATGTTAAAAAACATTATGAAAATGAAATATTACTAAAGTATTTTATATAATCATATCCTTCAGGAGTTCCTCTCATATATAGTCTTATATAAGAATACTTAGATATATCATATTCTTTTTTACTAGATCCACCATCACCGATTGATTCCAATGTAACTGAATTAGTAAGACTACATTGCCTAGTGCCATATGGTATATTAACACCACTTCCTCCCAAAACAGCAAAACCGCCACTACCTATTCCACCAGTTCCGTCAAAATGTAGTGTTGAAAAATTGGAAACATCAAAAATGATGTTTGCAGTTTTATAATTACCGCTTCCTCCTGTTTCAAAATGTACTATTTTTAAGCTTTTACCACTTAAATTACTATTCTGTTCCGATGTAAACATACTATTTGTCCTCCTTTTCCAGCATCTGTTCAACGGTTGACCGCCACATGTCCGGTACATTTTCCAGTTTCATTTTTCCTGCTTTTACTCTCTTATAATAGATAACTGCCATGATTATTCCTCCACTCCGCTAAGTTTGTTGACTTGGTTCTGAAGATTGGAGATTGTCTGTGCCATTTCCATTATCGCATTTATGAGATCTTCCTGCGATATCGCAAGCTCTGCTTCTTCTTCCTGTTTCTTTTCTTCTTCTGCTGCCTGGGCTTCCCTCTCGTTTTGGTCCTTATAATAGCTTCTTTCATCAAAATGCCATGTCTCATCATCCCAGTAGTAATATGGCATTTTGTCTGTAGTGTCTTGTGGTATCTCTTCCAATACGGCATCTTCCTGATCGAGATGGTACTTTTCTCTGTGTTTGCTATAGTATTTCTTATTATCCTTAACTGCAAAAGCTACACTGTACATTGCTTATACTCCCTTCTTAACTGCGTAAATTGTTGGAATGGTAATAGCTGCTATGGGCTTGGAATTAGCATAGATTCTTAACTTTCCTGACTGGGTATTATAGTACGGTGCAAACACTCCATCCTGCAGCTCTGCCGGTGCGAAGCATACCTTTGCCGCATGGTTGGCTGTAATGCCGGACAGGGTTATATCTGCCTTATATGTATATCCTTCGGCTATAATTGCTGCCTCATTGGCAAGTGATGCGGAATATGTACCCCACGCCGATGCTGCAACACTTACATTTGCATATGTCTTAATCATTTCATTAAAAGCGTTATATGTCCTGGTTTCCAAATCATTCATGTTCGCTGCATTAAACATATCTCCTGCCTGGGACTCTGTGCCCTCTGCCCTTGCCACATCAACTGTCTGTGTTGCCCCTGTCGCAACATTGGTCAACTTCCTCCTTCCGGCATGCTCTACAAGCCTGTCCTTCCATGTCTTTTTAGTAAATCCCATACTTAGATCACTCCTATCTCTTCTCCTGCGGCTATTTCGCCGCAATAATCAACGTTGCTTATGTTGCCAAAATAGATTACATACACATCGTGTAATATTCTCTCGATTGCATTCCATTTCTTGTAATCGTTCAATGGCTGCCCCGGTACTTCCGGCGTACTGGCATAGACCATATAATTATCCCGGATGCTTTGTACATTCTCCCTTATCCTGCAAAAGTCACTTGTCCGTGGCAAGTCTCCTATTTCCCAATCATCCTTTACAGATACCTCAATACCTATATACTCAGCTATTATCCCGGTATTCCGTTCGACCCGGTTCAGGTCACTGGCATTTATATAGCCTTTTGCTGTTCTTTGCTCTACGTCCTGTATAGTCCTGTCGTAGATAAAATATGGTAATACATACTCTATAGTATCTGTGTAATTGGTTCTGTTTCCTGCCTCATCCACAATGTCCAGTTCCAATAGATACGTATTTTCTGCACTCTGCTCCGCTTTTGCGCTCCATGTCTTTCCATCGGCTTCCTGCTGGAACACTACAGCAACATGATTCACATATCCTGCCACATATACAATATTGCTTGGCAGGGCAATATTGATATCCATACTATTCGACCTCCAGCGTGATCACTACGCTGCCTGATACATTTGCGGGATTCTGACTCATTACAACGGACTTTACCGTTGGTACTGTGGTGTCCAGACTGACAGTAAGCGTAATCTCTGTCACCTTGCCTGCTGCATCCATGGCAGTTACCTTTATCGTATTTGTGCCCTCTGTAAGCACTACAGCCTGCGTAAATGCCCCAGTATCATCTACCGCAGGTTCATATGTCTTTGAACCATGTACGATTACTACTGTTACCGGACTGGATGTAGCATCGTTTGTAATTCCTTTAATAATCTGGTTGCTCTGGTTTGTTATCAGACCGCTTGCAGGTTCACTAATCGTAAGCGTAGGCGGGATTGTATCTACCGTAAATGTTGCTGATACCGTTGTTGCTGCATTACCATCATTGTCTGCTGCTGTAATTTCAATCGCTTTTGCGCCATCCTTTAATGCAGATTGCGGTGTATACGTAAAACGATATCCATTTGTGATTGCGGTTTTACTCATTCCTGCAGAACCATCTTTATAAGTCGTACCTGCCAATTTAAGAGCAACCGTTGACAGCTTCACACCGCTTCCACCGGCTTCATCTGTCACATCAAAGATGATTGGGAGCATATTGTTGCTGATGTACGCCCCATTGGACGTCTGTACCAGCTTAATGACCGGCTTTACAGTTTCTTTTACAATTAACCGCAATGCTGATCCTATGGTAGAATCTGTTGCATCCACTGTAGTGACTGTGCCGGCACTGTTCGTGGCTTCTACAGTTACCGGCCAGTACCCGCCTGTCTGATTGTACGATGTCACAGCTGGGGCTGTTATGCTGCCTTCCCATTTCCCTGTGCTGCTGTTCAGTGCTAGGTTTGACCATACCCCATTGATTTTTACCCTTACTTTTGTAATTGCCATGCTGCTATATACCTCCTATCTGCTGCCCTGCGTACAGCTCACCTGCATAATTCTTGTCATTCGTGTATGTAACGGTCTTATCCGTCACATCCATAACTATTTTTATAATGCCCTTTGCAGTTGTTGACGCCGGAGTTATCTGTACATGCTCTATCTCTATCTTGCTCAAATATCCCCAACCTCCTCTCCTGCGTATATTTCTCCTGTATAATAGCTGTCTACCGTTAATAAGTAATATCCTCTAAGCTGTGCAGTACTCAGAAATCCACCTGTAAGGTCTGTGGTAAGTTTTTCAATGCCAGCCACATAATTTCCATATGCCCTGTCTGCGTTCTCTACCAGCGCCCACTGTGACGTTCTTTCGCCATCACTTATATACTTTGCTTTTATTCCAATAGTCAGATTATAATAGTCTAATATCTCTGTGGCTCTCTTTTCTGCCTGCTGTGCGTTCAAAATCGTACAGGTAAAGGACTTGGTTGCCCGGCTTTTGCCGGCTTCTACCTTATCTACAGATGCTGTTACCGTAATATCTTCCTTGCTGTACTGCTTCCCTGTCAGTATTACCTCTGCTGCCTCAGTACCAGTTACTGTAAAGGTTATATAATTATTCTTAACTTCGATTATCTGCCCTGTGTTTATAGAAACGCTGTCCGGATTCACCGGCGATGATAATTCTATCGTATATGCCCCAGGCTCATATGTACCCTTTGCAATCTGCTTATCTTCTGTCCCAAGAGTATATTCAGGATATTTGATTGACACATCCGATATATAGTCATTGTTGGTGGTAACAGTACTGAATTTCCTGCTCCTTGCAATCGTGCTTGTAATGACCCTGTTCGTCCGGTATATGTCAAGGCTCTCACTCCTAGAATCATCAACGACAGCCCCACAGGCAAACAGGACTTCCCTCAGCGCCTTCCTACACGTCTGAATCTTTAGCCATCCATACAGTCTGCACCTGCGTACCTCATCCGTTACTGTATACTCTTCAATCCCTGCTGCCCGCATTATACTGTCGATCACAGTGCCTGCCAGTTCTCCGTTATATACCTTACCTTCACGGAAATTGTGTTCGTCCAGCCGGCCCTTGTAATCCGTACATGTAATTGTGGTTACGTTCTTGTCCGTCTTATAGCTCTGTAGAAAGAATTTTCCAAGTAATATATCTGCTCCATCCACCTGTTCATACGCAAGGGTCGGCTGTCCTGCCTGTAGTACCTGGTGCTTGCCTTTTATATTACCAAGGTTAAAATCATCATTCTCATCAATCAGCTTGAACGTGAGCTTATTTATCGCTATCTTATCGGGTATTAGCTGGCATTCTTCCACCAACGAACCGTCCTTTACCGGAAGGCCGCCCTCTCCGAATACATACTCTGTACCATATTCGATATATCTTAACTTGACATAACGGTATGGCTTGGTTCTCTCAAAGATTACTTCTATTTTCATGTAATCTTTGACTTGATGCTCTGCAAAATATGTCAGGGAATCCGGTTCAAATACTTCATTATCAGTCAGATATCCATCTTTATCGTACCATTTAATACGCATAGACAAAGGAAACTCATCCTGGAAAAAGAACTTCAGACCGATGGATGAATGCTGCTCTGAGAACAATATTATAAGTATAGGATCAGCAGCGAACTGACCGTTCTCATCCGAGCATGTGTCGGTGAAAAACACGATATCCTCCGGTGCATCCGGCATTTCCTCCCTGCTACCATCCAAAAGAAAGAAATCCTGTTCCAAAGTGGCATAATTAGTTGCTTCTATATTGTCCTTTATCTTGGAAATATCCCCAAATGGCTGATTATATGCAGTTGTCGGCGTGCTGTCTGCTATTGCCGTAGTATCTTTCAGATCGTAAATGCAGCGAAATCCTGTCTTTGCCATATACTGCCTCCTTATGGTGTCCTGAACGGCTTTTTCATCGTGAACTTACAGGTTAGCCCCTGGAATGTAACCGTATCACTATGTATTTTCATGATTTCATCTGCCACTTTTGATATGTATCCTCGAAATGAAAAATCACCTTTTGTGCTTGGCAGGATAAAATCATGAAACGCTACAGGCTCTGTGAGTTTATCTATCAACCCCTGATATGTGTCATCATCATCAATAACCCCGAATGCCAGATCATAGTTGGCATATACTCCCAGGATTTCTCGTAATAAATCTCCGTTCTCTTCGTTACGTTCTGCATATTTGTCCAACACATCAAAGGATCTTTTTATTGATACAAGAGGCACATCATATGCAATTCCATCAATTATAATCCCCTGTGTATAATCAGCCATTATGACATACCTCCCAATACATCAATATCGTAACCCTGTCTATTCATTTCGTTTAGAAAATCCTGCAAAGACAGTCTTGCGAATGTTTCGCCATCATAGTTCAGATTTACGTTCAACACACCTCCTGATCTATCACCGACAACATTTCTGACTGCATCTTCGATAGTGGACAATGGTGCTTCGATGTTGGTCTGTCCGACTGGCTGGTCTCCGAGGATTGCCGCAAAAGGATTGCCGCCACGGATTACTGCACCATTGGCAAGCATAGGAATGTCCGGCATTTCCACCCTGCCAAACTGCACATGGCTTATCGTATGTGCTTCAAAATTCACTCCTGGTATCTTATTGGCGGTTGCTACTGCATCTTGCATGAATTGGTTAATCTTATCAATTACCGTATTAATCATGCTCTCACATGCCGCAATTATCTTATTCATTATATCTACTGTCTTACTTACGATACCAACAAACCCGTTATAAATACCCTTTTTCATGTTCTCGCCGAGAGTTTTCCATCTCTCTGCTGTGAACCATGGTGCTACATGTGTGTCCCACCAATTTTTTATCGCCGGTCCCCAGAATGCGACAAGTTCATCCCACTTGCCTGAGATACCATCCAATATACCTTGTGTTACTTCCAGCCACTTCTCAGCTGTGAACCACGGTGCCACATCTTCATCCCACCATGTCACAATTGCTGAATCAGCCCACCATGCTTTTATCTCATCCCATTTTTCTAACGCTCCTTGATATATTCCGTCAAATACTTCTACCCATCTCTCAGCTGTAAACCATGGCGCTACAGCTGAATCATACCAACTCTGAATTTCTAGCCATTTTGTAAATGCCTGTGTCTTTAAGAACTCAAGCTGGGCACTAATATTGGAAGATGTTTCTGCCATCTTACTGCTCAATGCATCTCCTGCATTCTGCAATAATTGGAACACCTCAATCATTTGCCTTACTGCACCAATTCCCGGATTGAATAATGTCAGGAATTCTGTCCCAAGACCTTCTTTCATACTATCCGGTAATTTTACATTTACATTACCTTCTCCAAATATGTGATCCAGAATCCCCTGTGCAACACCTTCTGCAAAATCCACCGGAAAATCAATTAATGCATCTCCACAAGCCTTAAAAAACTGTGTTAAATCCCATACAAGTCCTACCCAGTCTATACCGCACAGGAAATCAACAAGTTTCTGACCTATATCCTTGAATGTTTCATCTTCTCTAAGTTTATCAACGGCTGCTGTTGCAGCTTCTAATAATCCCTTTGCAAAGGTGCTTAAAGTTTCACCGGTAAGACCAGCATCCCAGTTTTCAAAGAATCCTTTTATTCCTGCTGCCAAGGACTTCCCGAAATTCTTCCAGTCAAATTCTTTACCGAAGGAATTCAGGAAATGTAGCGCTGTATTTATTGAATTTGCAATAGTTTTTCCAAGGTTATAAAAAAGGGCTGGCGATATCAAGCCATTCAGGAAATCAGCAATGCCCGTCCCAAATCTATCAGCTTTGTTATAAATACTATCCCAGTCAATATCATCTAATGATTGCGCTATTTTTTCTCCGATAGTACGTCCAAGTTCAAACCAATCTTCTTTGTCAATGGCATCTTTTATTCTCTTTGCGAACTTTGTTTCTGGCGCTTGGTCATCCGTTTTTACTTCCTCAAACATGTCCTTGGGACTTGTCCCGCCTGATCCGCTGCCAGAATCCTTTTTAGACAGGACTTCCAACGTGTCAAAAGACGCAAGCGCCCCTGCTGCCTTCTTGGCAGATTTGGACGTACCATCCAAAGCAGCTGCATAATCTTCCTGCACCGCCGTTGCTTTTGTCCATGTACTCTTACCCTGTAAGATAGCCATGAACTGGGCTACCTTATTGGCTGCCATGGTAATATAATTGATTAACTGCACCAGGTATGGAATAGCCATCTGGACAATTGGAGCAAAGGCAGTAGCAAGGCTGTTCTGTAATTGCGTGCTGGATGATTTCAGCTGCGACATCGCAGCATTATAGTCTGAAGAATATCTGACAAGATTATTGAATCCTGTCTTCATGCCCGATACCATGGCGTTGAATCCCTTGGTTATCCAGTTAAATATCAGCAGGCTAAGAGCTATTCCCTTCAATCTGCTTCCTAATGTCGATAAAAGCCCGCCTGATTTCCTTGCATGGGTATTGATCTTGTTAAAGGCTTTCTTGCCGGATTCTCCCATTTTTTGGAAGCCCTTCTGCTCATAATTGACCTGCTCTTTTATCTGTTTCAGTCTGGATGTGATATTGTCATATTCCTGATATCCGACTGTCAGTCCAGCCTTTTTCAGTTCTGACAGTCTTTCCTGTAACCTGATCTGTTCCCCAAGCAGGTCAACCAGCTTTTGATTGGACACCTGTGCATTAACACGGATGCTCTGTAATTTCTGCTCTTCTGCTTCCTGTTCGCGCTTTTTAGCATTTACCTGCTCTTCTTTTGCAATCCGTGCCTCTGCCTCAGCCATTCCCTTATCTGTAAGGCTTCGGAGATTGGCTTCATATTCCTTTACAGCATCTGTGGCATTACGCCATGCAAGATATACCTGGTCATAGTCATCATCCCCGAAATACTGTCCCTGTGCCTCCAGTTCTTTCAGGGAGGCAGCATATTCCTCTACATCCACACGGAGCTGGTTCATGTGCTGATCTGCATCCGCAATCCCGGCTTTCGCACGCTCCATCTCGGCAGCTATCTCTTCTACCTGCTGTGCAGTCTGCGCCTGCTGTTGCGCGTTGCTTTTCCAGTCAAAAGCCACTTCTCTTGTAGCTTCAGTTTCCGGGTCCTGCCCTGCAAGTTCTTTCTGCTCTTTTGTCTTAGCAATCAGGGCATCAATTCGTGCTTCTTCTTCCTCCGTCCATGCAGATCTGTAATCAGGTCCTTCTGTCTGTGCCTGTACAGCTTCTTTCTGCTTCTTTATATTCTTATCAAGCTCAGTATTTATCTTTTCAATGGCTTTCGCCTGTTTCTCATATTCCTCAGTTTTTGTGCCGGCTGCTGCTTTGTCCAGCTCTTCTACTTTATCTTTTGCATCATCTGCCTTATCCTCGATATCCTTAAAGGTTTTTGCCACCTTATCCAATTCTGAAGAATCAACCTTAGTGCTAACACGTATACTTGTATCATACTCAGCCATATGAAAAGCCCCTTTCTAAAAATAGAGCCAGCTACATGTATAAAACATGTAAACCGGCTCTAGGCTCTTCTGGCTGTTATCTTTTATTTCTTATTTCTTAATTGATTGAAGACGGAAAGCGCCTCATCATCTTCCTTCTTTTCCTCTTCTGTAAGTTCTGCCTTTCTAAGGCTGTATATCTTCTGCGCTTCCATAATAGCTTTACGCTCTTTTTGCTGCATTTTTGCATCCAGCTTTTTGCAGCGTATATCCACCACTCTGGTGAACGAACATTCTTCCAAATTAGTAAGCAGCCCCATGAATACGAACCAATGCATCTGTACTGTGTTCAGGTCAATTCCATACTGTTTCAGGAATGCTGCGTAGATTCTCCACTGATCTACATCAAAGTCAAATGTCAGTACCTTACTTTTCTCCTTTTTATGGTTATCATGATTATATTCGTTCAGATACCATTCAAGCCCCTGCATAGCTTCTTCTAAAGTCGATGGAACCTTGTCCCCATAAAAAATCATCTGTAAGGCTTGAATAACTCTTTCATTCTCTTCGTACTCCTCATCTTGTAGGCACTGCATGATCTGGATTCCTGTACGAAAAGATGCATCTATGGGATATCCATGCCATTCATATGGCAGTTTGTCCAGCATGACATTCCACATAGTTATCTCTTCTTTCTATTCTTCCTGTTGCCGCCATATTGCGGGGTAAATGCGCCGCCCTGTCTCTCCCTGCTATACTTCTGTGCAATCCTCTTATGCCTGTCATTCGTATATTTGTCAAATATAGGCAATAACTGGTCAAAGAAATCTGTTATTGCATATGGAGAGGGGGCTGTGGTGTCAAATACCTTATAGCAACAATCCTCCCCAAACAAAGAATCAATCTCTGCTGCAATATCCTGCATTGTAGTGACTAAAAGCTGTATATGCTCCTTCTGGTTAAGTCCTGTACCCTTTGCCTTTATCTCCTGTCCGGCATTTGCGAATTTATCGATCAGATCATAAAATCCATCCAGAAACTGTACATCTTCCACAGGAACGGATATAACATCCCCATTGTCATTTACTTCAATATCCAGCGTTTTCCTAACTCTTAAACTTTCCATTATTACCATCCTCTCTGAATGTGATGGACGACAGAGAGGTACGTCCACCACATATGTTAATTTTGATTAACACCTGTCTTATGTTGTCGGTGTAAATTTGTTAGTTGTTACATTGAATGTGCCCTGAATCGGATCACCTACACCGCCCAGTGTCATGTTGTTCATCAGTTCACTACCTGCATCGCCGCCGATAGAATCAAACTGATATGAGCACTTACGTTTCACAGCTGGATATTCTCCTTCTTCTGTCGGTGTCTCTAAAATGTTTAATCTTACATAACTCGACATTGCAGATGAGCCTGTTGGAAGAGTCTTGATCTTCTCATTCATCCAGTTCTGAAGCTTATCATCTTTGATATACTCTTTTTCTACACTAATGGAAGGTGTGTAACTCTTAATATTAGTTGTTCCGTTGCTCTGATTGATGTACTGCTTTGTCTCAGATTCCGGGTTAAATTCTTCTACCAACGAACTTACACCATCACCAATCAACACATACTGTTCTGTTTCTGCGCCAATGTCAAAAAAATGCATCAGCTTTTCTCTCATTTCAGACATTGTTATCTCTCCTTCACATATTTAATAGCGATAGTAATCTGGTATACAGAATCATTCTCGCTCGTTGCACCCATGAAAAATGGGGTAGTTATCCTTATTTCTTTTACAGTTGCATCCTGTAACACAGGATAATTGCCAAGTCGGTTCTGCTCGTTTACCCACTCTGTCAGTTCTTCCCCAAACACATTGTTGTCAATGCATTCTGCATTTTCCTGGTTCGGCATACATGCCCTGAATGTGTAATGATCCGTATATTCTTTTTTACCGGACAAGTAGGACTTTACATTCTGAACCGGTTCTTTTGCCAGAGAATACCTGCCAGTGCCTGCCCTTTGGATGTCCGTGTCTATTTTCTTCGGTTTGAACTCTCTCAGCCACGTTATAATGCTCTCTGATACTGTCATTTACCAGCTATCCTCCTTGCTCCCTGTTCAAGTTCTTCCTTTCCACCATTCTGCATATATCTGTCTGCCCAATAACCGCCACGTCCTATACCACCTTTTTCACTTTCACCTTTTCCCTGAAAATGATATTCTGGATGGTAATATAGTCTTCTGGCATATGGCGTATTCCACACCACATCTGTTTCATTTTCAATATGGCAGCTGTCAATTAATTGTCCAGGATTCTCGTATTTTCCCGCTATATCAAAAGGAACGAATGGCTGTACATTTTTCTTAAACTCATTTGTTACAAATTGTTGTACACTTCCTCCTTCTTCCAGCCCCATCTTTTTTATACAATCTTCCAAGTCAAAATTACACTGATAATTAAATGAACTCACTTTCCCACCACCTTGATATGTTTCAACCTTGGCATGTTGCGGTTATCAGATACAGAGGTCACAGTCACTGCATATTGGTAATGTTCTCTCAGTTTGGATATCCTGCAATCCTGCCCTATTTCCTCTGTTGCTTCGCCAAGAACAACGATATCCTTGCCGCTCTTAGCATTCAGTGTCCAGTAGTTTCCACGTTCTTCATCCGCCAACCTGTTATACTCAACTGACTGCAAATATGGTTTATTTCCGTATCTGCGTCCAAAATCTATCGTGATGCTTTCCACCTTATTCTCTGTCTGCACACCGTTAGATGTAGACACCTCATTGCGGTTGTGTCTCCACTGTACACCCTTTACTACAGATCTGCTCCAGTGCTCTGTACCGTCTTCAGATTCGTAGTAGTTATATATTGTTGCGATGTCGCAAAATAAAACACTCATAGGCATATCGCTCCTGCTAATCCTGTACCCCTCAGGCCATTAGAAATTGTGCTATACAACTGTGCTTCTTTCTCCTGTGCATTGGTAATCTTATAGGACTCACTGTATCCGTCATTAGAAACGGACTGTATGCCAATTCCCATACCAGAAGACTCCTGTGCCTGTAGATTGTCAATCAACTGGCATGTGGTCAGTTTTACCGCATCACGCACACCTTTTTGGAAATCAGTTGCTGAATCCTCATCATAGCCATTACAGAACGCTCTTGCACGCATATGTGTAACCCTGTCAATTTCTCCTGCTGCCCTCTGGTACAACCGGTTGAATTCCTGTTCATCTGCAATATTGGTAAATAGGGAGCGGTAATACTCCCAGTCAACATAAGGCATATTATCGCTCCCTTCCCCTGTTCCTATGCTGTAGGTGCGACCTGAATATCCTTAAGCATTCCCGCCATCTTGGAATTCTTCAGTACTACGCCTGCTACTAATTCCACTTCTCCCGTCTTGACAGCCCCCGGTGCAGACATGTCAGGCAGATATGTATTGATGATTGCTGCTGCCTGTGTCGGTGAGATGCCATGGAACGCATTTGTACCAAATTTAACGCCGATAATGGAACTCATGCCATCAGTATCGCCTGTGGCAATACAATCCTCTTCCGCTGTTCCGTTGTAGTATCTTCCTGCATCCATAAGGATAATATTGTCATATGTCTCTACAGTCTGTCCAAAATCATTCTTATCCCTGCTATAGTAACCCATCTTCTGTCCGATATACTTCATTACAGACAGCATTGTGCTGTTCATCATGAGCATGTCAGGCTTCTCTGCAAATAGCCCCAGCCACTTATTCAGTTTGAGCACGAAAGAATCCCTGTATTTGTCAATATTCTCAACGTCGCTCAGATTGATTCCACTTGCTGAAACTTCCGTGGAAGAACCTGCTACCAGTTTGCGGAGCCCATCAAATTTTGCCTGTGTGTAACCTTTTCCACCCGCTGTATTACCATTGATCACAGCATTATGGAACAGGTTGGAAGCTGCCTTGATCTTCTCACGAAGCTGGAATTCAATTTCATTTACTGCACCTGATGTATTTTGGATCACACGGTCTACCTTGAAAGAGCCGCCGAAAATATCGAGGTCTGCAGTCTTCTTTTCTCTCTTGGCTTCATTTGCCGTGTACTCTGTATTAATATCTCTTCGCCCTGCTGTAGAAGGTGTCTTTAACTGCATATACCCATATGTCAATGTAGAACCGCCAGTACCGGGCGACACTGCATTATCAAATGATAACCGGTCAAGAAGAAATGAGTCTCTTCTGAACTCATCCACTACCATCTGATCTACTTTGTCAGCCATGCCAACTTTTGCCTCTTCTAATGTAACCATACTTTTTCCTCCTCATTATTTCTTATAATGTTCTGCCAATACGCTTCCCCACGTATCCTGCTGTGTAGGTGGGGTATTCGTCACTTTTCCAGGCACATCAATAGTGCTTCCTGTTTTATTTGGCTCTGGATCTCCGAACAACATTTTGCTGTCCTCTGCCTCTGTAAGTGTTTTAATTGCAGATTCAATATCCTTTTCCTGATTTTTACTCTCCATGAGCTTATCAATTGGTAACAGTGCCCTGATTGCCTTGGGGTTCTTGCCTTTTGCATTCCTGATGCCTGTATCAACAAGTGCATCAAAATCTCTTTTAGCAAGTTCATTCTTATGGTCAGTATCCATTTGGTTAATCTGACCTTTCAGGGTATCGATCTCGCCATTGAGCTTATCAACATCTACGTCCTTGAATTTCTCTAACCCCGCTTCTAAAGTCTTTACCTTATCCTGCTCTGTCTTGAGCTTTGCAGACTGAATATCATAGTCTGCCTGTGTCTTGTAATTGTCCAGTACGGTCTTCTCAAAGTCCTTATGCTTGTCTTCCGGAAGTTCAAGCCCGAACTCTTTCATAATTTCAAAAATATTTTTCATCACTTTTTCTCCTTAAAATAATTTATGAATCGGATTTTCTCCGATATAGGATTAATAGAAAAGAGCCACACAGTATTAATCCCTTACGAATTAACAACTATGCGGCTCCTTGGCTCTATTGTAATGATTGATTCCTGTTTGCACTTCTTACAGTACCCCGGAAAGTTAATGATTGTGGTATCCTTCCTGTACTTGATCATCTTGGGAAAACCACAGTTCGGGCATGGATACCAATACTCCACATTCAACTATGACACCCTCTTTTCGCTTGCAATCCATGAACCTGTTACAATTAAAGCGTACCATTTCTGATTTTAAAGTCAATTGTTTTTTTAATTTTCTTCTAATTTGTGTGTATCTATGCCATAAAACAAAAAATCCACCACATTATTGTGATGGTAACAAGATAAATATCTGTGCTATAATCAAAGAACTACCTGGCAGGCGTCGCCTCTCCTGCATCTCTTTTGACCCATAGGGTGCGTGGTTGCAACGAATTTTACCACCTCAGATAATCATTTTTATATAGACTGACCTCTTTGGCGAGCGTGCCTACTCTCGCATCTCTTGATAACCATTTCTGGTGTGTGGCGACACGAATTTTCCACCTCAAAGAGGTCACTCTATTCTATGAATAATATAGCATTTCTATTCTCTTTTGTAAAGAATTTCCTTATTTCTCAAATATTTATTCCATGTTCTTTCGTTGATATTTAAGAACGTAATAACTGAATTTTTAAAAGCAGGATCATCCCCTGATGTCTTAATTCTGAGTACAAGTTGAAATTTCTTTCCATCTTCTATAATCTCTTTCAATATTGTTGCAGTATTAGGTTTATTAGCTTTTATAATGTAATCGGGTTCTTCTATAATCTGTGGAATATATGAACAAAATCTCTCATAATCATCTGGATGGCGTTCTTTGACATGTTTTATTCGCTCGTCTGTAATTATAACCTCATCCGTTACAATATCTTCAGTTATGCACTTGTAAATTTCCCTGTCAATTTTGCCTATACTATGCACTGTAACATTTCCTTTATCTTCTGATATATTCATTTTAACAGATTGTGTTTGTTCTGCAACTGTTTTCTTTCCCTGGATAACTGATACTTCAAATCCATTCCACGCCTTTGTCTTCTTCAGATCAGACATGCCGCACTCATACCATAACCTTGATGTTGCAGTTGGAACACCGCAAGTCTTGCAAAAATCCTTATATTCAGCTGTCTTACGTTTAATTTTTGCATTTATCTCCGTTGTGCTATCTCCTAATGCTGTAAGTGCTTCTTTTTCCCTTTTCAGCGCACGTATATTACGCTCCATTGAACGCATTTTCTGTGTCATGGCATAATAATCATATGTTTTCCCAGCTATAGTAACTGGTCCTGGCTGAGTTTGTTCATTTGGCAGATTGGATGCACCCGCAAACCATGCATGATGATTATGACGGCAATTATATCCATACAATCCTGTCGGATCATTTTCATGTTCCCCATCAACGCTATAACCAGTAGCTCTCCACAAATCAGTAATATAGTCCTGCCCTATTCTCTCAGCTTCTGATGCATAATTCTTTCCTTCCTTGATAAAATATACTCTGCCTTGCCACTTCTCATGATTTGCGTGACCTTCCCCGGTATTACGTGCTCCCCAGTGTTTTGACACATACACAAGATTGACACCTGTCTCCAATATATTCCTGTCCTGTATCTTCCCAGCAAGCTGATGGCAGCCTGTACGCAAGGCAAGCCGCGCCGCTGTATCAAGCTGCATTGACCGTCCAGATGCAAAGTCAATTGATCTCAAACCACTCTGTGCAAGATTGTGCACTAGATCGTGTAACACTTTCTCTTGTGAAAACGTGCCTGAACACACTTTAATAATAGCCTTGTCCAATTCTCTACGGTATGCATTTTCTATACTCTCATATCCGTTCATTGTCTTAAATCCGGTAGAATTAGTCATATTTTTAAATTCACCGTCTGTCTGCTTGGAAAATGCATCAACAAGTTGTTCTAAATACGAATTAGCCAGAAGTTCTTTTCCTGCTTCTTTCCATACTGAAAGATCATTCGCCCAGGACATGTTACCGGCTTTGGCTACGATTTCATTATTGGCTTTATAGGCTGCATTTGTTATTTCATTAATTATTTTTCTGACATCCCGCTTATATTCCAATGTGTTTTTGGCTACCATCTTACGAAATTCTGAGTCTGCCTTTAACATTTTCATTGCTTCATGTCGAATTTTTGAAGGGCTATATCCAAGATTAGCCATGGACATAGCCTGTAATTCTGCCGTGCGGCTGTACGTAAGCGTTTTCGCTATTCTACGTGCTATATCCGCTATAACCTCTTTCTCCAGATATTGAAACAGCGGTACAATAGCACCAGAGATATATTCTAACTGTTCATCAGTTAACATATATTAATCCTCCTCCGGTTCTTCCTGCTGCCTTTGCTTCTCTTCCTGTTCCTGCTTCTCTTCTACCAGCTGTGCAGCTTCCCCTTCGGTCAGATTGTAGGCATCCATCAAATACCATATAGTTAACTTGGGAATTTCGAAGCTAATTGCATCATTACGCTTACGCTCCAGCTCACTTTCTTTGTCTGTAATAATACTATCATCAAAATCAACTTTTATCTCTTGTCCCAAATCGAATGACTTGCCTAGAAATGTATTTGCAAACCACATCACCGCCCGACATATATCCTGAATATAAGAAATAGCTTCTTTCCTCTGTCGGTTCAGTTCCTGCAAAGCGTCCTGACGGCTTAATACAAATTCTGTAGCTGTAGTTATTTGTCCGTTATTATTAAAACTATATTTCTTTGTTCCATATCCAAACCCCATGGACAACAGCGACAACACCAATTCAAACGTCTTGGTAATCTCTTCTACCCTAATCGTTGGATTGTACTCTTGTATCAAGTCCTTCTGATCCGGTAACTTTTCTTTCATCATTACAAATATCTTTTTTGCCTGTTCCGATGGTGTGATTGGATTACCGTCTTTATCGTACTTTACGATCATGTCATTGATAAGGAGCAGCTTATCTGATTTATCCAGATCTCCATACAACACATTGAATAATATATCCAAAGCCTTGAAATATGGTATATTATCCCATATCTTCGGTTTTCCATACCCAATCATGTTATCAATGTTGTTTACTTCTGCATTTCTCATGACTGCGAACGGTTTCACATTACCCATTCTGGCAGTTACTGCAAGTTCTTTCTTTTCTTCTCCATTCTCGTTAAATACATGTGTTTCTGACGTATATGTACCATTCTCCACTAAAAACATAACAAGTGTTGTCTGTTTCCTGCTTTTTACAAGATCCTCTCCTACAAATGCTGCCTCTACTACAATCTTATTATCTACAGTCAGTGGATAAAAGCATTCTGCGTCCACATAGTTTAATTTAATGATTCCACCTTTTACTGTACCATCCTCGTACAGGTCAGCTTTCTCTATTCTGACATAACAGGCTACTGTTCCTGCTGCCGATGTCTTTTCCAATTGTTCCCTGTACAGAGTTTCAAATTGATTCTTGTCCAATACATCCTTTACAAATTCCTGCTGTTCCTCATTGGCTCCTGCATTTATCTCAAGGACTTCACACAGGTTCGCATCATCGGAACAGCAGCGTTTTGCAAATCCAAGCCTGCTCATTTCATATTCTTCGCCCTGTACTGTACATCTCTTATGAAACTCCCTGATAACCCTGTTTGCATACCAGTTATCACATTCCCGTATTACACTTAGCGCATTTTTATTAACTGCATACCCTTTCCCCGAAAGAAAACTCTCAATAAAACCATCCATTATGTACACTCCTCCTTATCTTCTTTCCAAATCTATATATCCTACAAAATCAAGCCACGTATAGCATGATGCATCCCACCAGTCATTACAGTTACCTATATTCTTATCTTCCGGTACATCCGGATGATCTTCATCCCAACGTAGCTTACCTATTGCCTTGCGCAAGTTCACGCACTTCTTGTTTATCTTCAATCTTCCTGTTGTGAGCAGCATATCTACTGTTCTTGGACGCTCAGACACCTCATTCTTCTTACAGCCAGCTATATTGTCATAGCGCAGTCCTTCCTTTCGTGCTGCGCTCCTTAGAGTATTAATCATGGTTGGACTTGCACTATCTGGAAATATCCAATCAATACGTCCATATTTCTCCAGACATTCTCTATAAAATACAATAAATTCTTTGGCTATTCGTTCTGCATCTATCGCCTGTGTCACAGGTAGTCCATGCTCTTCCATAAATCTAATCTTTTCATATCCGTTCATGTAACCGGCTAATACGAATGTTGTCTTAGATCCGTTACCACCGAAGTCTATTCCCATGGTTATCTTGCTTAAATTTTTGATCCTACGATATCGCAAGTTTCCCGCATTGTCCCGATATGGCTCTATGATTTTCTCATTTTCATCTTCTGGATCATACAGATACGGTACATTATCATCTGCAAAATACCTGAAGATGATTCCCTCTGCTGGTGTCCTTTCTCCTTTGATATCCCTGTTATACCAGACTGTACCTTTCTGGTATGTCTTCAATACTTCCCTGATCTTCTCATTAGAGAGGGACATATTATCAACAAGAGTAAAATGCCCATAATTATAACCATATTCCTGGTCTGCTTCCTGTTGCTCTTCATGGAATCGCAAAATCTCTGTGTAATACCAATCTTCCGGATCCTTTGGGTTCAGATCATGAAACACTTTTCTGTTCGATGATGATATAGTACGGTCAAAAGTCTCTTTTAAAAATTTTTGGTGGCACTCATTTGCCTCAGTAATGTATGCCATACCGTAGGTATTACCTTTTATGAGCTTCTCATCACCGTCCTTACCTCCACCGGACACAAGGACTATCTTTTCTCCTGTTTTAGTCTGGACATATACGCAATCACGATCCTTATACTTTCCTTCACGACAGCGCCCCTCAAAGTAATTCAAAAGACCATACCCGTCACAGTCCAGTATATTTAATTTTGCGGTTGCTACAGATACCCCTGCTATAAGGTGTATCTTATTCTCATGTTCTTCCAGCAGCATACAAAATATAAGAGTCTGAAGGACGTTCTTGCCCCCACGCTTCCCTCCCTCTGCCACATTGAACCAGCTTTTTAGACAATGTTGCATATATTCATATTGCCGCATGGAAAATGGTGCCGGCTTATTCACGATTACTCCTCCTGACTTTCCAAATCATTGATGTCTCTGTTCTGTACAGGATTTTGTAATAGTTCCTCTATGGATTTCATATTTTTCAATACCTGTTCTGTTGTATTCTCCTTTACAGATGCCTTCTGCTTTTCAAATTTCAGTCTGTATTTATCCTGTGGATGAATCGTAAAGTACTTAGTAAGCCAGTCCATAGCCTTCTGACTGTCTTTTAACTCCAGTTCCAGCCCGAACTTACCCTGACCAACCCTTTTTACAAGTTGCGTATCAACCATATCTGAAGATGTTGCTAATACAAGACCACCTTCCCATTTCTGATAATCTCCTACATCTGCGAAAGCAATCCTCATTTGTAATTCAACAATATCTTCTTCCGTCATTGCTATCATTTGGCGCTTGATTTCTTTTAATCTGGCAAGTTCTTTCTGTATACGAGGTCTTACAAGGAGTTTGTACCCTTCTGCATTGGCAGTATCATATCCAGTCTGATATGCTTTCAGATAGCTTTGTGTTGCATTGTATGTCCGGTTATAATACACACAAAATAGCTGCTCTTCTGTGGATAATTCATCGTTTTGCATAGTCTCTTTTGTGCCGTCCTCTGCTGCCACAATGAGACGTTCTTTTTTATTAGGCGAACGTTCGCTTTTTTTACCCGAACGTTCGGGTTCGGATTCTTGACTTTTTTTATCCCAGTTCTGGGTACTCTTCCATCTTCTTATAGTTCCCGATGGCACGTCCAGTCTATCAGCAATATCAACCAGTTTCATACCCTGTTCATATAACTTACGTGCCTTATCGCTCAGAGGGTTCTTCTTTGGCATATTGCTGTTTCACCTCCTGTCCTGCTGCCATATTGAAAAAAAGAGCCAATACACAGTCTTTATCCAGACTACATATTGGCTCTTGGCTCTATTTCTTACTCTTATTATAAAATAATTAATTTTAAAGTCTATAGTTACTTTTTATAACTATATCTTACTTTTCTCTTACTGGTTTCTTTGTCACATCGTTCCTCACGTAGTTCCTCATATTTCCCGGTCTGCTTGATTATTCCTCTTACAATCAGCTCTCCTGTTGTTACCCCTCGTTTAAATCCTTTTTTATTCTGAACTATGATCTGATTTTTGCATATCTGCACTATTATATATTTCTCTTTTACCAGCATTTTCCTGCCGCTTCTCTTCTCTGCTGCCTCATCAGGATCATGTCTGCTCTCTAATTCGATTATCTGTCCTACTTCTAACCCATACATAGATTAACTTTCCTCCCTCATCACACTGCTTCTACGTAATTGTGGAAAATCTGCTCAACATACTGTGTAGATTTATATGTATAGTGCTTCCCGGTAACATTTCTGGGTGCATGCCCCAGATACTCACCAGCAGCGTCCTCACTACCTCCTCTTTTTACAATTGCGGTTGCTGTTGTCTTTCTGAACAAATGTGGGTAGATCCTTCTGTCAAGCCCTGCCCTCTTGCCTATTGTCTTTATAAGTGTATATATTCCCCTGTCCCCTAACTGTATGGCAGTATTGCCCCGCAGATGGGTAAACAGATATTGGCCGCTTGTCTCCGATGCCCCACGCTCCCTTAAATATTCCCGGATATAGAATATTGCGACCTTATCCAGGTATACCGTCCTATACCTGCTTGCCTTATGTCCGAATATTTCTATTGCTCCGGTTGAAAAATCAACATCACTGATTTTTACCTGTGGTATTTCGCCCCTGCGCATGGCAGTACATCGCATAAATTCAATTAGCGCTCTTGATCTGGCATCCCAGCATCCTTTTTTAAGAAGCTCCCACTCTGTTGCTTCCAGGTGGTCTATTGGCTTCTCTACCTGCGTATATGCGTCAATCCCATCACAGGGATTTTCTGATACAATCTTGACTTTGCGCATCCATGTATAAAATGCTGATATGTTTCGCCTGCAGTTATTCAATGAAGTGTTGTTATTTCCCATTTGACTCTTTTTGTAAAGATAATATTCTATGTCTCCCTCTGAAATCTGGTTCAATGGTTTATTTACATGATTAACGATATCTGTCCGTTTTCAACTTCATAATTCATCCACAGTGTTTCCGTCCTTGCACGTCCTCCCTCTGCTCTGGTATTCTTCTGAACCTTATTCCATCCCTGAAGTACATCGTTATACATATCATTATCATATCCTGATAGAAGAATTTTTCCCGGATGTTTAACCAGCACGTTTAACAATTTTTCATGATCTGCATCCTTCATTTCATGTTTATAAAGATAATTTTTCCGAGTTCCGTGTAAATACGGCGGATCTGCATAAATAAAAACATCTTCCGTATCATATCTTTTTATCAATTCTAAGGCCGGTAAATTCTCAATCTGAACTCCCTTTAGCCTCTCAGTAGCCAGTTTCATTATTTTAGGAAGTTCGCTCCACGTTCTGGCCGGATTTGGAGAATTAGTCTGTTGGCCTGATTTAAAACCATTCTGGTACAAATTACCGCACCCAAATCCCATCCAGCATTTAACAGCAAATCGTCTCGCTCTCTCTAAATCATCATAAGATGGTTCATAAGCTGCCTTATACTCTGACCTAGAAAATGGTGTAAATTCTATCGCGCGTTCCAGTTCGTCACTTCGATCTCTCAATATGCGGAAGAAATTTACTATTTCTTCATCAATGTCATTAACTGTCTCAATATGACTTCTTTGTTTGTTAAAAAGAACAGCCAAACTACCTGCAAATGGTTCTAAGTAGACATCATGCTTTGGTATATATCCGCATATCCATGTTGCCAGACGGTTTTTTGCTCCTGGATACTTTAAAACACTTTTCAATTCGACACCTTCTTTCATTAAACGTTAAATCTGTACTGTATATATGGGTTATATTTTCTGCAACATGGATTGGTACATCTTTCCTTAAACCGCCATTTCCCATTTTCCCATACAAATTCTTGCGTTACAGATCGCCTATTACATACCCATCAGGTTTTCATAACCGATTCCTCCTAAATTCTTATTCTATGACGAATCCACTAATTACCTCTTGTCCAACCCTGTATATGTACAGGATCAAACGCTTTCATGCATTTAGGACATATTGGAAACAAACCATTACGATAGTTACTTTCCATATCCCTAAAAACTTTATTCCTTCTCATTCTTTGGAATTCCTCATCTGCCAACTTAGCATAACTCTGTGCCTTAGATAACATTCTTTGTTGCGTTTTCTCAATCTCTTCATACCTTCCTGCCAGGGATACAAGCGCATCAAATGCGTTCACAATAGATCCGCAATCTTGACATGTAACTATCCGGTTCGTAGTATCTACTTCATAATGTGCCGGATTGCATTTGCAAATTTTATCTCTAGCACGATTAATTCTAACAATATCGAATGATACTATATTATTCTCCATGAACATTCTCCCCAAAATCCTTATTCTGTGTAATAGTCACAATCTCCAGAACAGTAACTTTCTCCCATTGGACATCTGTTTATATCAAGTGGGCTTCGTTCATCATCATCTGCACAACATTTAGCGGTCTTTGGTAAGATACAAATTTCAATTCCATCTCTGTACATTTCCATGATTTATTTTTTTCCTCCTAAAATTCTTACATGTTTTACACTTTTCAATATTCATCTGCTTATCTCCTCATACTTTTCTAGGATGTACTGCTTTGCAATTCTTCAATTCTCTTTGCTCTATACTGAAATGTTCCTATAGCCATTCCACACATTTCAGCAGCTTTAGTAAGTGTAATATTCCCATTTCTCCATTCCATATGAGCATTATGAAAGTTATCCGGAAGTGGAGCCGCAGGTCTGCCAAACTTCACTCCCCTTGCTTTTGCAGCAGCTATACCTTCTGCTTGTCTCTGTTTTATATTGACTCTTTCTTGTTCTGCGACAAATGCAAGAATCTGCAGAACCAAATCAGCTATGAACTTTCCCATCAAGTTTTTATCCTGGCGGGTATCAAGTAACGGCATATCAATCACAACAATATCAACACTTTTCTCTTTAGTAAGATATTCCCATTGTTTCTTGATTTCATCATAATTTCTACCAAGCCTATCCATACTTTTGATGAATAAGCAGTCCCCAGAATGCATCTTGCGTACCACTTTTTTGTATCCCGGTCTATCAAAATTCTTACCGGACATTTTATCCATATATATATTGGCTTCAACTATACCTTGTGATTTCAATGCTACACGCTGTCTTTCTTCATTCTGGTCTGTTGATGAAACCCTGATATATCCATATTCTTCCAATCAGATATTCACCTTCTTCTTGTTAAATCCTTATTCAAGTTGGTTATAGATTGTAATACATTTCATATGCAGACATATATTCACGTTCAGAAATGCGTCGTGCCTTTGCTTCATAATCATATTGTCTGTAAAAGTATTTTCCCGTTTGCCAGTAATGCGCTGTGACATTATCCTCTATATATTGTATTTCTAAATATAGCACACTCATCATCCTCCGCTAAATACTTATTTAGTTTTCCTATATGGGCACCTATGCCACACACAGTTAACTTTGTAGCTGTTCTGTATATATTGTTTATTCACGCATTCATCACGATCGCCCCGATAGATACATTTCTTGCAATAATCCGGGTGGCATGGATGTAATAATATCTCTGCACTCATAACTTATTCATTCGTCACATCTACAACGCCGATTTTCTTACACATTTGCCTGAGCAGCTCTTCACGTTCCTGCTTTTCTATTTTGGCTTTTGCCAGATCATACAGATACATGTCTTCGCTCTGCTGCCGGAGTGTCTTCATCGCTGCATAGGCTCTGTTTATACATATAGATTTCTTGCCTGGAGCAACCATGTTATACAGTGCCTGTCTGGAATATCCCAGTATCTTAGCAAGTCCATCTATATTTGTCCGATATGCATCAGCTAATTTTTTTAGCTTCACCTGTTATTTCTCCTTTACTGATTTTTAGTTTTAAGTAAAGTACTTTACTTTTCTTATTCTTTTGGTAAAACTCGTGTAACATTCAAGAATGCAGCTGCTATGTCATTTTCTTTTAATTATTGTCTGTCATCGATTCCCTGCCTTTCCTGCCTTGTATCCCGGTCCATGGCTTCTCCTACTTCTTTATACAGCACTGCTGCTGTTATAAGTGCACATCCTGCCAGTACTGTTCCTGCTATCCATACCATATCTATCTTTCTCCTTATGATCTGTATACTTTTCTTATGGCATCCAGCGCCATTTTATAGTTTCTGCTCTTGGTACTCTGTATTCCCATTCCAGCCATTCGGTTATATTCTGTCTCAAAATACCCGATTGCATTGTCAATTTCGACTCTTGTATATTCTGATTCTTCTGTTTCTGTGGCCTCCCGATACTCCGCATCCTGTACCTCTGCTGCCAGACCGGATTCCTGTTGCACCGGTTCAACAGCCTGCCCAAATGCCTGTCTTTCAATGTTTTCTATCACTTTTCCCATTTCAGACTGTGGATGCTCCCCAGTTAATGTCATTTGTCCCGGAAGTGGCTTATATGTATCCTCTGTTTCTTTTCCCGGTGCCGGCTTTACAACTGGCGGCTCTGTTTTTGCCTTTGTAACCTTGCTCTCTTTCCTCTTATCTGCCAGTTGCACCGGTGCAACTTCCTCTTTTCTGCTGAATTCCTGTTTATATAAGGATTCCCATGCTGCCTCTGCACTCCCTGTTTCTCCTGAAACAACAGATATCCATGCATCCATTAATTCGCCCCATGCATATCCCAGCTTCCCATTGCTCCTAATGTCTATCAGGATAACACTGCCCCCGTTTTCCTGGTCTTTTACAAGTAACTGTTTCCTCCCAATGCCCGGTATCCTTACTGAATACAGTTTCTGCCCTGACGGTGCCATAATTTCCTGTAATAACTGTTCGCCCCAGCCCTGCCCCCTGGCTGCATGCCAGATGGTTTTATATAGATCAGGTTCTTCCTCCCCCAGTTTTCTTACCATCTTTAACAGGTCACCTTCCACAGCCGCCGTTACTTCCGGTTCCTGCTCTGTCATTACCTCGATTTCTGTTATTTTCCTCTCTTCTTCTACCTCTTCCTTTATTGCCGTTATCTCTTCCTTGCTGAATGCAGGTGTCAATTCTTCATTTAGGGCATCCGGGAGCTGCAGCATGATCGCAAGCTTTGAATTCCCGAATCCCTTATAGTGGTCCTGGAGCTGGTCTGAATTGCCGCCCATGGAAAACCTGTCATTGATCCTGGTAAAACGTGACACCTGGGATTTATCCAGTCCATACCTTCTCTTTGCAAATTCATGCACATCCCTGTATCCGCTCTCTTTCAGGATGTCCGTATCCCTTGCAACTTTTAACAGATACCCTATCTTTACAAACCGTTCCGCTGCCTGCTGGAATTCCCCATCGATCTCTGCTTCATACTCCCTGTATGTTTTCTTATATTCCATTACTTCCATTTTGTACCTTCTTTCTATACCGTTGCCATGAAATCACTTTCCAGTGCATCCGCCAGTAACTGCCCTTGGAAAGACCCATGCCACACGATCTTCTTTTCTTCCCGGAGTTTCTTATACCCCTCCTGCCTTGCCTTATCGCTCTTCTGTGCCAGCTTCCTGTCTTCATCCGTCATTCTTCTGGCTACTTCCTTCTGCCACTTCTGTAAAAAAGGAATCGCATCGTTTAAGTCCTTGTAGCTTTCATTTAAAACAGATTTTTTCTGCCTTATATTTCCCCCCGGCTCAATTTCCAATGTATACCACGGCTTGTCCGGGTCATCTTTCTTACGGAGAAATACCAGGTAAGTTTCCCTTTCATTTATTCTTCCAAAATATATTTCACAGGTATGTATGCAGTGTTTCAATATTGTCCCTTCACGGAAGATATCTGCTATTGATTCCGGGACTGTTATGCAGTACTGTCCATCTTCATACCCATACTTCTTCTTTAATTCCCCTGATTTCAGCAGTTTTACTGCTTTCCTGTACTTTTTTTCTATCCTTTTTATCTTACCTTCCTGCTCGCGCATACTGATCGCCGCCACGGCTTCATTGTGTGCGATCTGCAGATCCTTTGGCTTCAAAAGGATCTCCTTCGTGCAGTCAACCTGCATTTCTTCCAACATGGATATATAATCATTCCAGTCCATCCAGATATTCCATATCCCCTGTTTCCTTATTTCTTCCTGTTTCCGCAGGTAATTACATATTTTTGCCATGCTCAGGTATTTTGTGGCTCCTCTCCTCTCGTAATCCTTTACACCAATGTTACCCTTTCTCAATGTCTTGATGTCATCATCCTTATACAGTGTATTTTCTTTCTTTTCTTTCTGAAGCCATTCCAGCATTTCAAGATCTCCATTCGTTTCACGCAGCCTTTTTAGCCTTGCATCATCGATCCCTAACTTTTTTGCAAGTGTGCCTTTGGACTCATCAATGGGGACTAGCAGGCTTTCCGTTTTCCATACACTCGTTACCAGGTCATGTCCAAGATTATACAATCCTGCCTTATAGCACATCTCTATCGTCGGCCTTTTCCTCTCCTGGCATATATAATAGGCAAATCCTGCTGCCTTATATCCGTGCCTGACGGCTATCGGATATGCTGTCCTGATCCTGTTTATCACAGCCTTTATATTTCTTGGGTACATATTCACGGCATATCTTTCTATTACATTGTCCGGCGTTTCCTGCCACCTCACTCCCCTCCTCCTGTAATCCTCATACCTATACTTTTTGATCCCATTGGGCAAAATAATCATTCTCTTCCTTTCATCAAAGTAATATTCTGACCTGTTTCCCCCGTCTGCTGTTTTTTTATCTACCCTCCTCAATGTCCATGTCCTTTCAACGATGCCGTTTTTATATTTCTGTAGGCATGTTGCACTTTTCGCATATGTCCATATAGGGTTTTTCTTCTTACTTCTGGAGATATATGTGATCTTTTTCCTGCATACCGGACACCTTGCATCCATATTGTGCTGCTGAGTGCCTTTTAATGCCACTTCCCCCATGTGCGCCGTACAGTACCCGGTCTTTTCCCCGGCTTTTTTATAAAAAATATAATTTTCCCCGCCAAACACATTCTTTTTCGCCCATCCTTCAAAACCTGCCGGCGGCTCTTTGATAGGCTGCATCTCAGCATCCCATTTCCTGCTGATCAGCTCCACCTTCCTATCCTCTAGTCTCCTTTTACATCCCTGCTGCCACTGCCATAATCCAACCCAGCCTCCACTGTCTGTTTTCAGTATCTGTTTAATCTCTCTTATCCCTCCTGCGTTTATATAGCAGTATTCTTCATAGTCTCGCCTCCAGTAATATTCCTCCAGGTTCCAGCACATTGCTGTCCTCCATTTATATGTTCCATCCTCCTGCCTCTCCCTGGTAATATATTCATCCCCCTGATAATTGATAAATATGTCCCACTTTGGGGTCATGACCCCCTTCTCTATATCTTCCCTAACACACACAGATACCTTTAACAGTGCATCCAGTTGCTGTACCCTTGCCGCCAGATGGTACCGGTATTTATCGATATTCTCCCTGCCACGCATCTGCAGTGCCCTTACCATTGATTGTGTCGCATACAGGCTCCTCAGCTTACTCAGTTCTTCTTTTTTCATTTACCACATCTCCCTTGACGTTATAATAGATGCCAGGTTTATATGTACTGCCATCAATCTTATAAGATCCTGCCTGGCTTACATTGCCATCCTTATCATCCATCAGCAGGAACAAGGTATCTCCTATACTGCCTTTTGCTTTAGGGTTCTTTCCGCGGATGATAATGCAGCCCTCCCCATCAGCATCCCCACTATTCTTTTTCACAACGCCTGACCACTCTGCGAGTGGATGTTCTGTTATCCATATAACCCCAAGCAGGTATATCTGCTCCTTTGTCAACTCCCTCTTTAAGGTAATGCTCTGTGCACTGATCCTTGTATCCCTGCCGTCCTCATCAACATCACCTTCTATTTCAACCAGAAAATACCTGTCATCCTTTTGGTTGTAATAACTTAATACATCCAGTGGATTCGTGGCAGCATGGAATCCCGTCCTTGCACACTTTGCTTTTTCTTCCACATATTTCTTACCCGGCTCATACTGGAAAACCCCTTTTCCTTTTGTACAGGTTAAATCCTTATTGAATCCTTTGTATGCGATCATGTTTATTTCTCCAGTCCATAGTACTTATACACAAGATGTTTCCTTACTGCCTTATTCGAAGAGCCTGTATAGATAGGTCCCCTTAACTGTTCTTCCCTTCCCCCATGCATAACCTTGGTGACCGCTACAATTTCTTTGTTTACTTCCACCATATTTTCAAAATCATACTTCAGGATGCAGGATATACAGTCACGCAGCGTCTTCCCTTTCCTTCTCACTGCTGCCTGCAGCTCCCCTGATACGGTACAGAGCATCATGATCTCATCTGACCAGTCTGCAACCTGGCCGCCCAGCCTTAACTGTTCGGATTCTATTTTCAGTTTTCCTGCTGCCGCCTGGGACACACTTGCAAAAACTTCCATTGCATTGTCCATGTAGTCCTCCGCATCTTCTGGATCTAATCCGTTTTCAACTGCCAGTTCCTTTAACCCCTGCCTGTCTCCCTGGCGCTTCAATTCTTCTGCCTTATTATTCAGTTCTTCTGCTGAATCAAATTCTCCAAACATATCAAACATCTTTTCTCCTTTCCCCTGCCCGCACCCTGCAGGCAGGCTTTCCAATGGCTTTTAGTAAAATTGTGATATATAAAATCCCTAGCCTGAGATAAAAGGCTATCTAATTACGGGGATGCCCCATGTCTTGTGTATCTGATACTGCAAAGATTCTCCCAATGTTGCCCCTGTCATATCTGCACCGTCGGAAAGGTTTATATATTCTTCTACTGCCTTAACTGCTGCCACCGCAGAATAACAGATACAGCAATAATGACCGACAAGCTCCATTTCTCGCAGAAATTCCCGCTGTTCCTTGCTTGGTATATTGGTATCGAACTTCATTTCTATGTACATGCCAATATACCTGCCACTTGGGTATGGAAAATGTATGTCAGATACTCCCGCCTTTACGCCCATCTGCTTTAATACAGCCGCTTCTTTTGCATCCCTTTTCCCGCCATTCGGGATATGGTATATCCAGCGCAGTTGTGGGTACATATCCTCGTGATGTCTGCACCACTGCATAAAAAGGATCTGCTCTGTATCTTCTCCTTTTGGCTTATATTTCAGATTCACGCTTCTTTACTCCTTCCTGCTTACAAATTATGAGTTGCTACGTATTCACCGTAGTTTGTCCCAGTAATCACGAAAGTCATCCGGTATTGATTAACCAACATTTTTCACACCTCCCGTCCTCTTTTCAATTTCATATTTCATGTGATCTGTGAATTCATGGTGTGTATAGAATTCAACTGTTACAATATGCTGCCTACACAGTTCTTCTATCCTGCGCCATTTATCCGCATCTACAACCTTCTTGCCCTGGGCATTGCAAAAATCATTAATATACCATGTCTTTAACTGTCCCATGGCAAACATATTGGCGATATACTTGGAATCTTCATATATCGTAATCTCACAGCTCGTATTCATCCTGCCTAGTGCTTTTTCCAGTGCAGTAAGGATAATGCCATTTTGCGTAGTTTCCCCTACGCTTGCATAATCCTCTATCGTTTTAAGCTCCCCATCCTGCTTTTGAAAAGCAAGAGTATAGCCATATGTACCATGTTCTGTTTTAAATCCCCTGACGTTATGGGTGATGTAGATATCCACATGTTTCAGTCCCACTTGACAGCCCTCCTCACTTTCTACTTATCAGTATTTCAAGAGTTATCCACTGTGTTTTAACAGTCGTTCTCCTGCTGCCTTGTAAAATCCCGTATTTTTCGATACCAAAATTTATGTAAAATGTCCCGAACCCCGCATAAGTAGAAAGTACAGCGGAGTTATCCACAATTTTTAATCTCTCCTGTGCATGGTCAGGTATATTGACCAGCTTGCAAGAATCTGATTAAACCGATATGTGACCGTATCAACTACATATCCTGGGAAACGCTGTGTAAAGAAATTACGGACATACTCACAATCTGACGGCATACTCACCAGTTTCAGTACCTGTCTTCTGGATAATGCATTGTCCTTGGTACTCTTATGCGGTTTAATCAGATTCTTGCTCTGCTTCCAGCGTTTCTTACCTTTTGCATCATCCACAAGCAAATCTGCCAGGCTCAATTCTGCTCCCTCTGACAGATCAGAAAATGTCATCTGACCACATGGCTCATCGTCACGTTTGAATGTCTCTTTTGTGATATAGTTCACAAGTCCATCTATCCCTGACGGGCTGAACCGTAATGGCTCACACCTGACATACCCTATCGGTGTAGGTTCTGACTGCCCCTTTTGCTTCCTGTAACACCAAAGAGCCTCTATCTCCTCCCTGCCCAGTCCACCATTGATCAAAA